TGGCTCGTTGGCGACGCTGATCTCGGAGATGAAGCTCGACGTCGTCAAGGTGCCGAACCTGAGCGAGGAGTTGTCGACGCAAACCGGGACCGACAAGATTATCAGTCGGTTCAGCAACGCCAACGTCGCCAAGTCGATCATCAACACCATTCTGCTCGACTCGAGCGAGGAGTGGCAGCGCATCGGGACCAATTTGGCCGGGGCTGAGTCATTGCTCACGGCGTATCTGCAGATTGCGTCGGGTGCCGCGGATATTCCGGCATCGCGGTTTCTGGGTCTTCCGCACCGCGGCCTCAACACCACCGGCGAGGCGGATTTTCGCAACTACTACGATCGGCTGGCGAGCGAGCAGTCGGTCAACCTGACACCGGCGATGAACATTCTCGACGAGGTGCTGATTCGTTCGTCGCTGGGCAACCGGCCGGACGAAATCTATTACGAGTGGAATTCGTTGTGGCAGCAGACCGACAGCGAGAAGGCCGATCTCGCTCTCAAGAAGGCGCAGACCTACAAGATCGACGCCGACGAGGGCCAGATCCCGGCGACCGCGCTGGCGCACGCGCGCATAAATCAGTTGATCGAGGACGGGTTCTATCCTGGGCTTGAGCAGGCGCTGGAGGATGCGGAGGCCGAGGGCGACACGGTCGAGGAACAGAACGCGCCCGCGCCGCCACCGCCGCAACTGGCGCCTTTCACGGGACAACCGCCCGATCCAAATGCGCCACCGGCTGATCCAAACGCTGCCTTACTGCCGCCGCCGATGCCGGCACCGAACGCTTGAGCAACAACTACCTTCAACCAACGGAGAATAAACCTATGAAGAGAGTTTTGGCTACGACCGCCATCCTGGCGGCGCTTACCTGTCCTGGCGCGGCCAGCACCGTCACGCTAGGCGGTGTGACTTGGGATACCACCAACTCGGGCAGCCTGAGCCTCGGAAACGTGGTGCCCGCCGGGAATCAGCCGCAGAACGCGCCGTGCGTCATCTGCGGTGCCAACCAGCCGCAGCAACCGGCGAACTTCGGCTACAACGACTACAGCAACAACGGAAGCGTGTCTTCGATCACCGCATTCTCCGATCAAGGCAACGGCGGCCGCAACACGCTTGCCGACAACACGTTCGCCACCGGCTACACCGTCGGCGCTGGCTCACCCTTCCTGCTCTTTCTGCTCGCCCACGGCGACACCAGCCTCGGCTTCAGCATCGGCGTTGACGTCAACGACACCAACCAGGCGCAGACGCTGAACTCGTTTTTCTTCCTCGACTTCACTACGCATACCGTGCTGGCCAGCTTTACGGGCGGCACCACAGGCAATGTGCCGTCACTCAACAATGGAACAGGCTTCCCGGACTACTCTATCACCGGAGCTCTCCTCAACCTCAACGATGTCCATCTGGGCGACACGATTGGCTTCGTGGCGCTCATGTCCGGGTTGAACGACGGGCCGGACTCGTTCTTCATTGAGGCCGCACCGGCGGCAGTGGTGACCCCGTTGCCAGCAAGCTTGCCGTTCTTCGCCGCCGGCTTACTGGGCTTGGCCGGGCTGACGCGGTCGCTGCGCCGGCAGTGCCGAGGCGATGCCACGGCATCAGCATAGGAAGCGGCGGCACGAGGTTCACGCCTACTGGCGTGTAATTCGTAATAAGGACGGCAGCGTCAAAAAGCGTATTCGAGTTGATAGCTACAAGCGCGGAAACGCAAACCTGAGGCCTAAAGAGAAATAGAGTCCCGCCCCGCTGATCCATCCATCAATGCTCAGTAGGCAGGAAGGCCCACCGGGAGCACCATGTCTCTCCGGTGGGCCCCCAAATTTGATGCAGAGGTAACACGATGACTTTGCAGGTTCTAAACGGCCCTTTCATACAAGCCGGCGAGTCGTTGTCTGACGCCGTCGACTGTAGCGCCGGCGAATTGGTGCGTTTCACCATGCCGGGTGCCTGGTCGGATGCGGCGCCGCTGACGTTTCAGATCAGCACGGACGGCGTGTTCTACAACGATCTGTTCACGCTCGATGGTCATGAGCTCACGTTGCCGGTCGTGGTGCCGGGCGCGGCGGTGCTCGTCTCGCATGATGTCGGGCGCGCGATTGCGTTCATCAAGTTTCGCTCGGGCACGCGAGCTGCGCCGGTGCCGCAGCAGGAGCTACGCGAGTTCGCGGTGGCGATCGATGTGCCCGATGCCGCGGGAGCCGCCCGCCGGTGAGCGACCCAACCGGCACCGCGGGCCTCCGGCGATCATTCCTGGCCGAAGGCAATCGCCGACTGGCGCGCGTGCGCTCGCTCACACACACGATGCTGGTGGAGCACGACCTGATGGCGGCGCGCGGCGACCCGCTGGCGCAGTTGCTGCCGCATCCCGGCAATCGGCTGGCGGCGTTCATGCAATGGTTCGAGCAGACGGTTAACGCTCAGTTGCTCGGTGGCCGCTGGTGGGAGCGTTTCCTCGAGCGTGCCTACGCTTCCGGATTTAAGGCGGGCAGTGCGCTGACACACACGCCTCCCGGTGCCGCGCCACTGCCGGCGGTGTTCCGCGAGCTCGCCGGTCGCGAGTTCGCGGGCATCGCGGCTGCGCTTGTGCAGCAGGTGACACGGCAGGCCGCCGGTGCCGCGCTCGGCCGGCGCAAGCCGCAGCCGATGTATCGGCGGGTTCTGCCGGTGCTGCGGAAGGTCGGTGACGCTCGCGTGCGGCTGGCGACCAACACCTTGACGGTGAAGCTGCATAACTCCGGCCGGCTGGCCCAATTCCGCGCCGCCGGCATCACGCGCGTCGGCATCACGCCGGAACGCCTGGAGCCGCGCAAGCCTTCGCGGTTCTTGAGGCGGGATCATTTGCGGCATGATCACCGGCTGCATGATCGCGAGACGCAAAAGGAACGAACAGAACGGGCGGCCAACGAGTTGTTTGCGGCACAGCAACGCCAGCGGGAAGCCGAGCAAGCGGTGGCGCAAGCGGAGCTCGAAGCCGAACAAGCGCGCGTGGCGGCCGAGGTTGAGGCCCATATGGCTGGCGCCATGCTGGGACTGAGCCGGGCGCAGGCTCAAGTGGGATTGGCGGCGTCGCGTGCTCGAGCCGGCGAGGAAGTGGCGGCGGCGAAGGCCGCAACGGCGGCGAGAGAAAAAGAGGCGGCGGCGGCGTGGCAGAAAGTCCTTGCTGCCAGAAAAGAGGCGCGCGCGGCCGAGTATGCGGCCAAAGCGGCCGAGCAAGCCGTCGAGCAGGAGGCTGCACAGGCGGCCGCCGAAGAAGCTGCGGCAGCGGAGGCAGAGCAAGCAGCGGCAGCCGAGGCCGAGCAAGCCGCTTTAGCGGAGGTTGAGCAAGCCCTTGCGCCGGAGCCTGCGGAAGAAGAAGCGGCAGCGGAAGAAGTGAACGTGCAGACTGCAGGCGATGACCGCGTCTGTGACGAATGCGACGAGCTCGCCGCCGACGGGCCGTATTCACTCGACGAGGCGGACGACCTGATTCCCGCGCACCCAAATTGCCGTTGCGCGCTGGTGCCGGTGCTCGCTGATCCTGCGCAACTTTCATTTCTAGGAATTGGCGGGGCAGAGGAAGGCTGATGGCGATTGGCATTCGCGTTGTTGGACCGCCGTTGGATGCACAACTCGATCGCAATCTGGAAAAGTATCGGCTGAAGGTCCAAGCCGCGATCGACTCGGCCACCGATCAGCTCGCGGAGACGATGGTTGAGAAAGGCCGTGAAGACATTGCATCGGCCGGCAAGTTTGGCTCGCGCTGGACCACCGAGGGATTGACGTCTGACGTCAGCGGCAGCGGCACCATCCGCACCATCACGATTCGGGAAGCGGTGCCGTATTGGCGGGTCTTTCAGAACGGCGCCATTATCCAGGGAAAACCGCTGCTTTGGATTCCGTTGAGTTTTGCGACCGAGGCACAAGGCGTTTCCGCAAAAGATTACCCCGGTCGTTTGTTTCGTGTCGATCGCAAGTCCGGTGGGGCACCGCTGCTGATGTCGGCCGATGACAAGCAACCCAAATACTCCGGACATGAGAGTGTTCGCATTCCCAAAAAATTCCATCTGGTGGAGATCGTGACCGCCGAGGCCAAGACATTTGGCGCTCTCTACCGGGTGGAGATGACCAAATCCTAACGGAGGGTAGTCACATGAGCCTGAGCGGACTCGTTCTTGGTATCATCAATATAGCGATCGTGGTCGTCATCCTGCTCCTAGTCGGGGCGGTCATTCTCTGGTTCTGCAGCTGGCTGAACTTCCCGGTTCCAGCGATGGTGCAGAAGCTCTACATCGCGGTGGTCGCCCTGATCGCGCTCTACATGCTGGTGGCGCTGCTGCTGGGCATCCCCTCGATCCGCATTATCTCGCATGCGGGCCTGCTGCCGCTGGCGCTGACCTGATGCCCAGCGGCCGGCACTTTTTCTTTTCCGTATTCGTACTGATCGTTGCCGCGATGCTTGCGCTTGCGGCCTACGGCTATTTCAGCGGCGCGTGGGACCGCAATCCGATCGCCTCACCAGCCATAGTCGACTGAAAGGTCACGCCCATGAACATGCTCGATAGGATCGAGGTCGAGGAGCGCTGCGACCTCAGCGACGCCGGCGCCAAAATGCGGATTACTGAAGACGGCTATCTGGTGGCCTCGCCGCGGATCGCTCGCACCGGCATCCAGCTATATAGCGGACACGAAGTCGGCCGCGACGACCTCGAGGTGGTGCGGGTCTATCGGCCAGCCGAGCAGGTATTCGACAAGGCGGCAATGGCATCGCTGGCCTGGCGGCCGGTCACGCTCGATCATCCTGACGATGCAGTCACCGCGAAAAACTGGAAGCAGCTTGCCGTCGGGTATGTCACCGGCAAGGTCGCCCGCGACGGTGACTATATCGAAGTGCCGCTCGCGCTCATGGATCACGATGCGATCACCGCGGTGCAGAACGGCCATGCGCAGTTGAGCGTCGGCTATGGGGCGAAGCTCGTTTGGGGCGATGGCGTGACGCCGGCCGGCGAGCCTTATCACGCGGTGCAGACCGACATTCGCGCCAACCATGTGGCCGTCGTCAAGATGGCGCGCGGCGGCGACAAGCTCAAGATCGGCGACGATAAGACCGGCGATCGCGAGTTCTCGACCGCCGAGCGCGAGGCTGCAGCCGAGAAGGGCCAGGCGATGCCCGGCGGCGGCTTCCCAATCAAATCGGAAAAGGATCTCAAGAACGCCATCCAGGCGGTCGGGCGCGCCAAGGATCCGGCTGCCGCCAAGGCGCACATCAAAAAACGAGCGAAGGCTTTGGGCTTGACATCGCTCATTCCCAAACAATGGGGCGATACCGCCCCGAGAAAGGAGACCAACATGAGTGTGAAGACGATCGACGGCGTTAACATCGAGCTGGAGGACAAGGACGGTCAGATTCTCGACCGTTACCTCGGCGGTCTGCAGAGCAAACTGGCCGACAACGAAAAGAAGGTCGGCGAGTTGACTGCGCAAGTCGTAGCACTCGGCAAAACCGTCGAGACCAAGGACGGCGAGATCATCGGCCTGAATAAGAAACTGGCCGACGCCGAATGGACGCCGCAGAAACGCGACCAGGCCATTCGCGACAGCATGGAGGTCTTCGACCGCGCACGCCGCGTGCTCGGAGACAAGCTGGTCACCGACGGCAAGACCGACACCCAGATCAAGCGTGAAGTCGTTGCCGCCGAGATCGGTGACGAGGAAGCCAAAGCGATGTCGGACGAGGCCATCGCCGGCGTGTTCAGTGCCGTGACCAGACAGGTCAAGAAAGACGGATTCCAGCGCACGGTCAGTGCGTTGTCCCAGCCTCCGTCGGCGTCCTCGATGTTGACGCCGTCCCAGACCGCCTACGCAAAATATGTCGACGGCCTAACCAACGCCTACAAGGCCAAGAGCGCGTAACCCCAAACCCGTAACAGCGAAAGGAGGCAGCACATGCCTGCTGTTCAAACTACCTATAGTGCAACGCTTCAGCCTGGCCTGGAAGGTCAGATCGCCAGCATGCTCGACGACGATGATGTCGAGACTCGACTCTGCGAAACCGCGGCTGGCATCGCATTCGGGCGCGCGGTGTCTGAAGGCACCAATGCGCGCGGCGCGGTGCTCGGCGGCGCCACAAAATTCATTGGCATTACCGCCATCGACACGACGCTGATTATCAAATCCGGTCAGACCGTCGATCTGTATCAACAGCGCGATAGTATGGCGGTGTTAAACGAGGGCGATATCTGGGTGCGTCCGGTCGCGGCCGTCACGCACGGCTTGGCGGCGACCTACGACAGCACAACCGGGCAGCTCAATCCGGCTACCGCCGGCGTAGCGATCCCGGCCTCGCGCTACATCACATCGGCCGGCGCCGGCCAGCTCGCGCTGCTGCGGCTTACCGCAACCGCTCCGGGTGCGTAACCCAGCAAAGATGGAGACCAACACATGAGTTACCAATTAGGCGATGCTGCTCAGCAGGCGCTCAGCTTCGTGGTGCAGCAGGCTCAATATATCGAGCCTCAAGTTTATGAGGTGGCGTACCCGGAAATCCAATACCCGAACCTTGTGCCGATCGACTCCTCCGGTAACGAGTGGATGAAATCGATCGCGTTCTTGTCCCTCGACAAGGTCGGCCAGGCAAACTGGTTCAATCACCTCGCGGCAGACGTTCCGTTTGCAGATGTCATGCTCAACAAATTCGAGCAAGGCATCGAAATGGCCGCGATCGGCTACTACTGGACTCTCGAGGAGACGGGTCAGGAGGCGATGATTTCCGGACCTACCATCAACAGGGTGATGGAACGCGCCAAGGCCGCGCGTCGGGCCTCCGAAGAGATGATCGATCGCATCGCGTTCTTCGGCGATACGACCAAGGGTTGGACCGGCCTCACCAACGACCCGAACGTCACGATCACCGGCGCGCCGGCGGATGGCACCGGCTCGTCGGCTTTGTGGTCCACCAAGACCGCCAACCAGATGGCCCGCGACATCAACCTGATCTTGTCCGGGGTTTATACCAACTCACTGACAACGGAAATTGCGGACACGCTGTTGCTGCCGCCGGATCGGTTTACAGCGTTGGCACAATCGCTGGTCACCAATACGGCGGTGACCGGGCTCAATCTCGTGCAGCAGGGCAATGCCTACACTGCACTGAGCGGTAACCCACTCACCATCCGCACAGTGCGCGGACTGGAGACCGCGGGCGCCGGTGGCGTTGCGCGCGCGATCGCCTACCGCCGCGATCCGCAGATCCTCAAACTGCATCTCCCGATGCCGTTCAACTTCCGCTCGCCGATGCAGGTGACGGCACTTCGGTTCGACGTTCCCGGCATCTTCCGTACCGGCGGCGTCGAGGTCCGACGGCCGAAGTCCATGCAATATCTAGACGGCATTTGAGGAGAACTTCTATGACCGAGCACAAGGAAGTCGCGAAGCAGACGATCAAAGTCAAGAACACCGGCAAGGCTCCGCATGTCCTGCATGCCGCCAGCGGTGAGGCAAAGGTAATCGGGCCCGGCCAGGAGGCCGAGGTCGAAGTCGCGGAGCCGCAGGCCAAGATACTGCAGGAGGCTTCCAAGCGCGGTAGCCATCTCACGGTGTCGGGGCACGAGCCGGAGAAGGAAGAACCGTCCGAGGTCGAAGCCGCAACACCGGACGAGCAGAAGTCACGCCATGCATTGGCCGAGAAAGAGACGGAGCTGATGCAGGCCGGCCAGGAGGCCGGCAAGGACGCGCGCGAGAAGATGGCCAAGAAGGATTGGCAGAAGCTCGCGGCCGAGACCGGCATCGGCATCATGGGCCGCGGCGGCGTGGATGCGCTCGAGACGGTCGCCGAGGCGCCGGACGCACCGGCCAAGAAGAAATAGCGCCTGCGTTTCGTTTGGGGTGC